GCGAGGAGCAGACCAAAACCTATGGGTTTGGGAACCCGCTGATTATTCAAGAACATATATGGTAATCGCCGACGTTGCTAGAGGTGATGGTAAAGATTACTCTGCGTTTCATATAATAGATGTAGACAATAATGTTCAGGTAGCTGAATATAAAGGTCAAATTGGTACTAAAGAATATGGGCATTTGTTAGTTGGTATAGCTACTGAGTATAATAATGCCTTACTTGTAATTGAAAATGCAAATATAGGTTGGGCAACTATCCAAGTTGCTATTGATAGAAATTATCCTAACCTTTACTATTCACCTAAGAGTGGAGACATAACATCTGATTCGTATTTTGACATATATAATGATACAAGTAGAATGACACCTGGGTTTACAATGTCTTCAAAAACGAGACCAATGGCAATTGGTAAATTTCAAGAATATATTAGTGATAAAGGCGTTACAATTCAGTCAAAAAGATTAATAGCTGAAATGAAAGTTTTTGTTTGGAAACATGGTAGAGCAGAAGCTCAAATTGGTTACAATGATGACTTGGTTATGTCCTTCTCTATCGCTATGTTTATGAGAGACACAGCTTTTAAATTTAGACAACAAGGTATTGATTTAACAAAAGCTTCTCTAAATGCAATGAATAAAACTACAACCGCTTATACTGGGGTGTATTCCCGCAATGATTTTAAAAACCCATTCAAAATTGACAATCCTTATGGGGGGAAAGAAGACATTAGTTGGCTTCTTAGATAATATTTATAATAATAACAAATAAAAAAATGGCTGATACTAGCGTATTTACAAGACTAAAAAGATTATTCTCTACCGATGTTATCATCCGGAATGTAGGGGGTAATCAACTTAAAGTAATTGATACTAATTCAATTCAACAGGCAGGTGAACTTGAAACAAATTCATTAGTAGACAGATTTTCAAGATTATATACTACTAACCAATACCCCTTTAACAATATAGCCTATAATTACCAAACCATGAGAATTCAACTCTATGGTGATTATGAAGCTATGGATACAGATGCTATTATAGCTTCAGCATTAGATATTATTGCTGATGAAAGTACATTAAAGGATGATATGGGGGAAGTACTTCGTATTAAGAGTACTGATGAAGATATCCAAAAAGTCCTATATAATTTATTTTATGATGTACTAAACATTGAATTTAATTTATGGATGTGGGTTCGCCAAATGTGTAAATATGGTGACTTTTTCCTTAAATTAGAAATTGCTGAGAAATATGGAGTATATAATGTAATTCCATATACAGCTTATAATATTTCAAGATTAGAAGGAACTAATATAGACAACCCAAGTGAAGTCATTTTCCAATATGATCCAGATGGAATGGGTGCTGGTGGTTCTTATGGTGGTTATGGTACACCAATTGGTGGGTTAGATACAAAAAATGGTAATTATATTTATTTTGATAATTACGAAATGGCTCACTTTCGTTTATTAGCGGATGCTAACTATTTACCTTATGGTCGTTCATATATTGAACCAGCTCGTAAATTATACAAACAATACACATTAATGGAAGATGCTATGTTAGTACATAGAATCGTTCGTGCTCCTGAAAAACGTATTTATTATATTAATGTTGGAGGCATCCCACCAAATGAAGTAGATGCATTTATGGAAAAAACAGTTTCTAAAATGAAACGTACCCCATATGTAGACCAACAAACCGGTGATTATAATTTAAAATATAATATGCAGAATATGATGGAGGATTTCTTCATCCCTGTAAGAGGTAATGATTCAGCAACCAAAATTGATACTACAAAAGGTTTAGATTATGATGGTATTCAAGATGTTGAATATTTAAGAGATAAATTATTTGCTGCTCTTAAAGTACCTAAAGCATTCTTAGGCTATGATGAAACAACTGAAGGTAAAGCTACATTAGCTGCTGAAGATATTCGTTTTGGTCGCACAATTGACCGTATTCAACGCATTATCGTATCCGAGTTATATAAGATAGCAACAGTCCACCTATACACTCAAGGATACACTGGAGAACAATTATCAAATTTCGAATTAAGTTTAACAACTCCATCTATCATATATGATCAAGAAAGGATTGCATTACTAAAAGAAAAAGTAGATTTAGCTGCCCAAATGATGGAAACTAAATTATTACCAACCGATTGGATCTATGATAATATCTTTAGATTTAGTGAAAATGAATATGATGAGTATAGAGATCTTATTCAAGAAGATGCTAAACGTAAATTTAGATTAACTCAAATCGAAGCTGAAGGTAATGATCCTCAAGAAACTGGTAAATCATATGGTACTCCTCACGATTTAGCTTCATTATATGGTAAAGGCAGATATGATTCAGACCCAACAAATATACCTGATGGGTATGATAACGGGACTGCAGATCCTAAATTAGGTCGTCCTAAAGAAAAAGTATCTGATCGTAACACGCAAGATAGTGCTTTTGGAAAAGATAGACTAGGTGCTAAGGGTATGAAAAGTGATTTAAATAGTCCTAAATCAACATACAGAGGTAAATCACCTCTAGCATTAGAATCAATGTTAAGTAAAATTCCAATGAATACTAAAAGATTAGTATTTGAAAGTAAAAACAAAGGTGAATCATTGCTTGATGAATCCAATATTAAGGAGCAATAATCTCTATATATTTATAATAAAACCCCCTAGGGAATGAAATTGAAACATTCAAAGTACAAAAATACGGGTATTCTTTTTGAGCTGTTGGTTAGACAAATCACAGCCGATACTTTATCTGGTAAAAACTCACAGGCTACAGGTATTATGAAAAAATACTTTGTAAAATCCGAAATATCTAAAGAATATAAACTGTATGAAACTTTACTTCAAAAGGTAGGTTTAACAGAAGGCAAAGCAGAAATTATTATTAATACAATTTTAGAAACCTCTAAAAAGTTAAATAAATCTAACTTAAAAAGAGAAAAATATAACCTTATTAATGAAATTCAAAAACATTATAACTTAGATGAGTTCTTTAAGACTCAACTCCCACATTATAAAGTACAAGCTTCATTCTATTTGTTAATGGAAATTTATAACCAAAACACATTAACAAACCCTACACAAATTATTGATCATAAAGTTACTCTTTTAGAACATTTAACTTCAAAAGAAGTAAATAAAGAAATCGTTAAAGATAATCTTATAGAAGAATTTAAAACTTACGATAAAGACCTTCGCATATTAACCTATAGGATTCTATTAGAAAAGTTTAATGGTAAATATGATGGATTAAACCCAAATCAAAAACAAGTACTAAAAGAATTTATCACATCTGTTGATTCAAACCCAGCATTAAAAGAATTTTATAATTCTAAAATTAAAGAGATAAAATCTACACTTACTAAACTTAATGAAAAGGTAAAAGACAAAGCCATTCAAATTAAGATTAAAGAAACTATAAACATCATTGTAGAAGCAAATAAATCTACTAAGATAAATGATGACCATTTAATCAACCTACTACAATATTATTCACTGGTAGAAGAACTTACAACAGCAAATGGGTAATTTTAAATATAAATTAAAAGAAATTACCCCCGAAAATACCCCAGATGGTATAAAGGTTGGGGATATTAAAACTGGGAGTGGTGTTAAAACTACGGTTACCGATATAGATTCTGAAACAGGTGCTGTATCTTGGGATGTTAAATATGTTCCTAATATAGAAAAATTAGTAGATGATGTTAATGATTTAACTAAAACAGCTAAAGAAGTAGCTGTTAAAACTAAAGAAGATTCTAAATTTTTAGATATTTACGAAAAATCAAAAGAATTAAGAAATATAATTCGTACTCATGTCCGTAATCAATATCCTGAAGAATATAAAAAAATAATGGAAATAGATTTAGATGAAATGTCTATGTCTGGTGGTGGGGGCGCAGGTGCTTCTTTCACCCCTGGTACTGGAGCTCAATATGCTACCCCATTTGCTTTTAAATTAAAAAAGAAACAAACAGATGAGGGGGTAGGTGCTACATTAGGTTTAGGCCCATCAGCAAGTGAAGATGGGGTTAAAGATAATGCCTATGTAAAACAATTTAAATATAAATTAGTACCTAAAACAAAACAAGGAACATATGTTCAAAAAGGTTCTGGTCTTGAAGTAAAACAACTATTTAAAGAAGAAAAATTTCCCCAATCGTCTAAAAGTTACCAACAAGAAAGAATGTTGGGTTTTGATCGTGTAGAAGATTTATTAGGCCAAATTAACCCTTTATTAAAAGACGCTAAATTAGAAACCGAAAAATATTATCAACAAAACCCTCAATCCTATGGTGTTGTATACGGGACAGATTTAATCGTTGATTATTTAAATGACATATTAAATATTTTAAAAGAAAAAGAATAATGAAAACATTACAAACACAATATAACCTCATTAAGGAAGGTAAAGGACACAAAGATGTGTTTTTGAAGGAAGCAAAATCAATGTTCCCTAATGGAATTAGAAAAGTTGCTAGCTTTGAAGAGGCAGCATCAACATTAAAAAGTAGAGGTGTTATTACTGAACATTATGTTGATTTAAAACCAATTAATAAAATGGAAGCAACTCCTAAATTAGATTGGGAAAATTCATTTTCATCATTCTTAGCTGAAGAAGAAGTAAAAGCTGAATCTAAAAAAGTATCTAAAGAAGTTGAAGAAGATGCTTCTCATGCTTATGATACTGAGGATAAAGATAATCAAGATAATTTAATATTTGACCAATTCCAGAATGGTGTTTATTTCGAAGCAAAAAATGCCCCAGAAAAAGATTTAGAAGA